AAGGACGTCTGATGTTTGATCCTAACATTTGATCGTATACTGTAGATGTACCAGCTGGTATCATAACACCATCAATAGCGTTATCTAAACCTCTAGTAGTAGCATCGTTTAAGTATTTCCAATCAGTTTTGTAGAAGTCATAAGAACCTCTTCTAAAACCTGAAAATCCAAAGTTAAGTGCCATTTCAGCTTCATTATCGAATAAACCATAAGAAGCAGAAGCAGTAGAAGCATAACCTCCACCTGCCATAGCAGCAATCATGTCATCAAAATCAAGAGCAGTAGATCTTGACAAGAATAACATGTTTTCTTCAATAGCACCTTGCTTATCTAAGTTTTTGAGTATTTCATCAAAATCACCTAATGCACCATTACCTGGGCCAGCAGCTCCAGCAAAGCCAGAGTATACATTACCTCTACCTTCGATAGCGGCGAACATACCTTCTGTACCTTCTAAACCTGTTGCGCTTAAGTTAGTAGCGGCTCCTGTAGTAGTTTTAGCGTTTTCACCTTCAACCATAGCCATTTCAAGATAATCTTCAAAACGCAGTCTAGTTTCTGATTCAGCTTTTAAATACCATAAGTATCCAGATGTTCCGTCTTCAGTAGCTACTTCAACCCACCCAATTTGAGCAGTATCAGAACCATTGATTTCATATTTATCTTTGATAATTATAGGTCTGTTAGAAAACTGAGTAAAAGTAGGCTCAATAGAACCTTGCATACCTTCAGTACCTTTTTTAAACTCAGCACCATATACAAATAGATTTACTCCAGTTGTATCTTGTAAAGCTGTAGGAAGATCATTAGTTCCATAAGGAAGACATTTGAAACCAATAGCATCAGCTGCGCCGTCACCTACTTCAGCACCATTATCATCAAATACAGATGTAACGTGTACTTTCAAAGTAACTAATCCAGTTGCTTCATCAGATAACAATACTGTTTGTCCTTTTCTAACAGCCATACTAGTAGCAGCAGTGTTACCTGGTCCAGCTTTAGATAAATCAGGCTTTACTTCTAGTACACCACCACCTGGTGTTCCAATGTTGTTAGCTAATCCTTTGTAAGCAACGTGTAATCTATTTTGTTCAGACCAAATAATTTGATCAGAAGTCATAGGCATTTCAGCGCCTACCATTCTCAAGAAACCAGATAATGTTCTGTTTCCGTATCTTTCTACTTCCGCTTCATAAAGCTCAGGTAGATATTGTTGAGCAAAGTCCTTACCAGAACCGGTATTGAACTCTAAAAAATTAGTGCTCAACGCCATCCTTTTCTGAGCAGGGACGATTGATGCAGGAAAACTCCCGCCTTGTATTAAACTCATTATTTTTAGTTTTTAGTTTATTTTTTTCTTTTTTGTATTTTCAACTTAGAACTATCAACACCGTTAATTGCTTTAACCCTTAATCCATTAATAAATATTGCTTCATTGTTTTGTGGACGTGAAGCCGCATCTATATTTTTTGATTCATTAACTATGTTTTTAATTCCATCAGCTTTGCCTTGTTCATAAAAATGTTTAGCTATTGTATCAGCATTACGAGCAGCAAATAAAGCTTTGTGATAGCCTTGTAAATCTTCAATTTCACCGTTATCGTTTAAGAACCTCTTAACTACGGCTTGTAATTCAGACTGTTTTTTAATCACATCTTCAGTATTACCAACATTATAACTAAAAGTTTTTTCTCCTAAGTTAAACTCAAAACCTTTGAAATCCTTAGAAAAATACTCTTTAGTGTCATTAGTAAACTTTTCTCTTTGTTTGCTTAAGTGTTGTTGTTTGTCGTTGTATCTATTGAAAAAGTCTAGAGCTTTTTGTTGATCTTCATTTACTCGAGGTCTCAACTTGATTTCCTCATAGTATTTATCTTTAGTATCTTCTAAAAACTTTCTAGCTTTTGCAATTTCTTCTTTCTTAGCGAGTTTCTTTTTACGTATATCTCGCTCTTCATCCACTTCTTCATCATACTGAAATTTATCTTCCATAACAAAGTCAATTTCTTCTGAATTAAGATGTGGTTTAGTATTTCTATAATATTCTCTTAATAGAGTGGTTTCATCTATTTGAGAGTAATCTTGGTTTAATCTTACATAGTCTTGTAGTGATCCACCAGTTTCTTCCATAAAATCTACAACCTTTTTTAAATCAGTAGGTAATTCAACTATTCTTTTTTCTGTTGGTTGTTCTTTTATTTCTTCTTTAACTTCTTCAACCTTTTCATCTTCAGTCTCTTCTTTTACAACTTCGGATATAGGATTTTTAATTTCTTCTTTTACTTCTTCTACTTCTTCTGTTACTTCATTATTAACAGTTACTTCTTCTTCTTTTTCTTCTTTTTTGCTTAAATCTAATTTAACTACAGGTTGTTCTATATTAGTTAATTTTTTAGGTTTCTTTTTTATTTTAAATTCACCTTGCGTTAACTCACCTGTAGCCGTTTCTTTTATTTCTTCTGACATAATATAATATAATAGTTACTAGTTTTTATTCAAACTGACTTATTCCAAAACCATTTAGATTTTCAGATTCTGGAGCTTTAAAGTCAGTCGGTGTTAAATCGTTTGCTCTCTGATTTATTAAAGTACTTTGTTGTGTAGCTTCTTGTTTGCTTCTTTCGTCTTTTCTGTCTTCAATCATTTGTTCTCTTTGAATCATCTTGTCAACTTCCATTTGCTTTAATTCTAAATCAAACTTGTGTTGCATCTCCATAAGTTGTCTTTTTACAACAGCTTCTTGCTCTAACTTTTTAATTGCTAAATTATTTTTTCCTTGTTCTATCTGCAGCTCTGTTTCTGCTATAGCTTGTCTTTTTTGTACTTCTGCCATAGCTGTTCTTTCAGCAGTCTCTGCTTGAGCATTTGCTTGAGCCTGTATTTGTGCTTGTTGATTAGCTTGATCTTGTGCTGCTTTTTGTTTTCTTTTAAATTTTAAAACTTGATTAGCTAATTTTAAGTTTTTTATTTCTCT